GTTTACACTCGTGTGACTCAACCAGAAATTGCAAACGCAAAAGTAGCACCTAAGAGAAAATAATGGCAAATCCCCTTAGTAATCAGATTCAAAATAGAAATTTCTTATCTGCTGTTGGATTTAAATTTACCTTAGCAAAATTTCCTAAAGTAAGTTTTTTTTCAACGGGATCTAGAATACCAGAAATTGCACTATCAACCTTACAACAAAACAGCTATCTAAAAATGATAGATGTTCCTGGAGATCAATTAACTTATGGAGATTTTACATTAAGATTTCTTGTTGATGAGAATATGGAAAATTATATGGCAATCCATAACTGGTTAACTGGTTTAGGATTTCCAGAAGTAACATCACAATATAGTGATTTTATTACTCAAGATCAAATAAAAGATCCCAAAAATGCTTTCTGTGATGGAACTCTTAGAATTTTAAATAGCAACTATAGAGATGTTGTTCTTATTAAATTTAAAGACCTCTATCCAATTTCATTAAATTCATTGGAATTTGAGGCGCAGGATACTGATATCAACTACTTTACAGCAGAGGCAACATTCAAGTATACTGTATATAATATCCTAAAACCAGACGGATCAACATATGAATCTTGATGAGATTCAGGAAATGTGGCAGAGAGATTCTGTCATAGATCCTGACAATTTACACGATGAGTCTTTAAAAATCCCTCAACTTCACTCAAAGTATTACACAATCTATAATACAATTACTTTGTTACGTGAAAAAGCAAGAGAAACTTACAACCGAGTCAAACTAGAACGCTACAATTACTACACTGGAAAGGCACCTGTAGAGGTTTACGAAGAAGAACCGTTTCCATATAAGGTTCGGGACAAAGAAGCACTACAGAGGCATATGGATGGGGATGAGAAGTTAAGTAAGGTAGAACTCAAGATAAGATACTATGACATTATGTTAAAGTTCTTGGAAGAAGTTATTAAGACTATTTCTAATAGAACTTTTCAAATCAAAAATGCAATTGAGTGGCATCGGTTCCAATCGGGGTTTAATTGACCCCTTTTTTATGTCAATAAATATTTTTGTATTGATATGAACGTATGTCACACTTGGTTATATCTAAAAAGAATGAGGTATATCTTCAGGTAAAAGCAGAACCACACGTCTATTACGAACTTGCGGATCAGTTCACATTTGACGTTCCAGGTGCTAAGTTTATGCCCCAGTTTCGTAACAGACACTGGGACGGAAAAATACGTTTGTTTAATACACAGACTGGAGAAATTTATGCAGGTCTGTTAGATAAACTTACTCGCTTTTGTGAGAATCACGAATATACTTATGAATTTATAAACAATAAATTTTATGGTCTTCCTTTTGAGATTAATGAGAATATCTCAAAAGAAGGTGTAAAAGATTACATTACATCGATTAGTAAGTACGCTCCCCGTGAGTACCAAGTTGAGGGAGTATACGACGCTTTACGACATAATAGAAAATTGTTGATATCTCCAACTGCTTCTGGAAAGTCTCTGATGATATATGCGATTGTGAGATATTACGTTGAGAAAGGGCAAAATACTTTGATAGTCGTTCCAACGACATCCCTTGTAGAACAGATGTATAAAGACTTTGCGGATTATGGGTGGGACGTGGGTTCATTTTGCCACAAGATATATGCTGGAAAAGAAAGAGAAACAGACTCTCAGGTAATTATCACAACCTGGCAGTCCATCTACAAACTTCCCCGACAATATTTCTCAAGATTTAATGTGGTCGTTGGAGATGAAGCACACCAGTTTAAATCAAAGTCATTAGTATCTATAATGACAAAACTTTCAGATGCAAAATATCGTTACGGTTTTACAGGAACTCTAGACGGCACACAGACGCATAAGTGGGTTCTAGAAGGTTTATTTGGTCCTTCATATAAAATTATTCGTACCGATGAACTGATGAAGAAGGGTCACGTTGCGACTTTGGATATTAATATTCTCTTACTCAAGCATCCACCGAATAAGTTTGAGACTTTTGAGGATGAGGTTCAGTATATTATAAATCATGAGAAACGCAATAAATTCATCAAGAATCTGGCACTTGATCTTAAAGGTAATACTCTGATTCTATTTTCAAGAGTCGAAGGTCACGGACAACCATTATACGAACTCATAAATAAGAGTATCGCAGAAGATCGCCACGTGTTCTTTGTACATGGTGGTGTAGATACTGAGGACCGAGAAAAAGTCAGAGAGATTACTGAAAAGGAAAATAATGCAATCATCGTTGCTTCTTACGGGACTTTTTCTACTGGTATTAACATCAGAAATCTACATAATGTTATCTTTGCTTCCCCTAGTAAATCAAGAATCAGAAATCTCCAATCAATCGGAAGAGTCCTAAGAAAAGGGGACAATAAAACAAAGGCAACTCTATATGACATTGCCGATGATATTAGTTACAAGTCAAGAAAAAATTATACACTCAATCATCTAATAGAAAGAATCAAAGTTTATAACGAAGAAAACTTTAATTATGATATTGTAAACATACCGCTTAAGAACTAATGGGAGAAGAGTTTTACGCGATATTGAAGATGGTTTCAGGAGAAGAAGTCTTCTCCTTGGTTTCCATTGATAATACTACAGAGATTGCTGTTATTGTAATGCAAAATCCCGTAATATTAAAATATATTCCAAAATCAAAAGGAACACTTTTAAAACTAGAACCTTGGATTAAATTTTCTAGTGATGATTTTTATGTTGTAAATTTAGAAAAAATTATCACAATGACAGAAGTCAAAGATAAAAATATGATCAAATTCTATCAAGAATATTTGGAAGAGTACCCAACAAAACGTCCTTTTCCCAATCTTGAGGAATCTTCTGAACCAGTTAAAGTTTCTGATAAAATGGGATATATATCTTCTGTTGATGATGCCCGAAAGATCTTAGAAGATCTTTATAATAACGTTAAAGATAATTAAAGCTATTACTTATCTCATCAACCCTAGCAAAGCGATTCTACTCATAAATTTGATAGTTGTCAAGTCCTAACAGAGTATGGTATAATTCTGATACTTGATATTAAATTTCTTAATAAGAGTATGTTATGCCAAAGAAAAAACCAGAACATTATGTTAATAACAAAGAGTTGCTAGAAGCACTCATTGTTTATCGAACTAAACTTTTAGATGCAAAAGAAAAAGGACTTCCCAAGCCACGTATTAGTAATTATCTTGGAGAGTGCTTTTTAAAAATTGCTACGCATCTTTCATATAAACCCAACTTTGTGAACTATATGTTCAGGGATGATATGATCTCTGATGGTATTGAAAATTGTATTCAGTATATTCACAACTTTGATCCAGAAAAGTCAAAGAACCCTTTTGCCTATTTCACTCAAATTATTCACTATGCTTTTCTCCGTCGTATTCAGAAGGAGAAGAAGCAACTCGAAATTAAAACCAAAATCATCGAACGAACTGGTTTTGATGAGGTTATGATGATTGATGACAGCTTGCTTTCTGGTAGCAGTTCAGACTATAATACCATTAAAGATAACATTCAGTATCGCGGTAGATGAAGGTTGCAATCATAACTGATCAGCATTTTGGTGCTCGTAAAGGGTCCAAGTATTTGCACGATCATTTTAAATTATTTTATGAAAATGTTTTTTTCCCGTATCTGGAAGAGAATAACATTAAAGTTGTTATTGATATGGGAGATACTTTTGATAACCGTAGAAATATTGATCTTTGGTCTTTGGAGTGGGCGAAAGAAAATTACTACAATAAGTTAAGAGATCTTGGCATAACAGTTCATACTATTGTCGGTAATCATACTGCCTACTATAAAAATACAAATACTGTTAATTCAGTTAATCTACTGCTTTCGGAATATAAAAATGTAATCGTTTATTCTGAAGCAACAGAAGTTAAGTTGGATAAACTTAAAGTTCTTTTTATTCCCTGGATTAATCAAGAAAATTATGAAAGCACTGTCAAACTTATTAAAAAGGTATCTTGCAAGTGTGCGATGGGGCACCTTGAGCTCAACGGATTTAGAGCTCATCGAGGGCACGTCATGGAAGATGGTATGGGGTGCGAATTATTTGAGAAGTTCGAGCGTGTCTACTCGGGACACTATCACACTAGATCGGATAATGGAAAAATCTTCTATCTAGGAAATCCTTATGAGATGTTCTGGAATGATGTGAATGATACTCGGGGTTTTCATATTTTTGATACGGATACCCTTACTCATACTCCAGTTAATAATCCTTATAAATTGTTTTATAACGTTTATTATGAGGATACTCCTTATCAAATGTTTGATGCTACTGAGTACGCAAACAAAATTGTTAAGGTGATTGTTCGTAAAAAGACAAATCCAAAATCTTTTGAGAAGTTTATTGATAAATTGTATTCTTCTGGAATACAAGAACTCAAAATTGTAGAAAATTTTGACATCATTGAGAATGAAGAATTTTCAGTTGAGGAGACTGAAAATACTCTATCTATTTTAAATAGGTATATTGATGAATCTGAAATTGAGTTTGATAAATCCTTGATTAAAAATCTATTACAGGAATTGTATCAAAAAGCTTGCGAGGTAGAGTAATGTTTATTCTTACAGTACAAGGCAAAACTGATGAGGGTGCTTATGCTGTAAAGGATGAACAGGGAGATAAAGTTCTTTTTCTCTTTCAGGAAGAAGATGATGCAGTTCGTTATGCTCTAATGTTAGAGGATAATGAAGATATTGAGATGGATGTCATTGAGGTTGATCCCGACCTTGCAATTAATACGTGTAGAGTGTATAATTACAAGTATGCTGTGATTACACCAAACGATATTGTAATTCCTCCTAAGAGTCTTTCAGAATGATAGTTTTTAAAAAAATTAAGTGGAAAAATTTCTTAAGCACTGGCAACCAATTCACAGAAATTAATTTTCAAGAGTACAACACGAATCTGATTATTGGAACGAATGGTGCTGGTAAGTCAACAGTTCTAGATGCACTTACATTTGTTCTTTTTAACAAACCATTTCGCAAAATCAATAAACCTCAGTTGGTCAATACAACTAACGAAAGAGATTGTCTTGTTGAGATTGAGTTTTCTCTTAATAATAGAAATTATTTGGTTCGTCGTGGTATTAAACCAAGTGTTTTTGATATTGAGGTAAATGGGACTCCTTTGCACAAAGAAGCAGATGATCGTGCGATGCAAAGGATCTTGGAAGAAAATATTCTAAAGGTAAACTATAAGTCTTTTACTCAAATTGTAATTTTGGGTAGTAGCACTTTTGTACCCTTTATGCAATTGACTACATCAAATCGTCGGGAAGTCATCGAAGATCTTTTGGATATTCGTATTTTTTCTGCGATGAATAATTTGATCAAAGATAAAATTCGTGAGAAGAAAGAACAGGTTAGGTCCTTAGAATTTAAAAAAGATTCTATCAAAGAAAAACTCAAGATGCAGCAAGAGTTTATTGAGGAACTTGAGAATCGTGGTAATGCCAATATTAATGCCAATAAAGAAAAGATTGCCAATTTAGATGCAGAAGTTGGCGTTTATATGAATGAGAATTCCTTAACTGAAGAAAGTATTTTTAAGTATACAAAGGAGCAAGAAGAAGTCGTTGGTGCTGGTGAAAAGTTAGTAAAACTAAACAATCTTAAGGGTAAAATATCTCAGAAAGTATCTGTGATTACTAAAGAGCATAAGTTTTTTACTGAAAATACGGTCTGCCCCACCTGCACTCAAAATATAGAGGAAGAGTTTCGGTTAAATAGAATTGCAGACGCTCAAAATAAAGCAAAGGAACTCCAGAAAGGTTTTCAAGAACTAGAGGAGACTATAAAGTTAGAACAAGAACGAGAGCGTCAATTCACAGTTCTATCTAAGGAGATTACGAAACTCAACCATGAGATTTCTCAAAACAATACTCGGATTTCTCTCAACCAGAGACAAATTCGAGACCTTGAATCTGAAATTCAAACTATTACCCAAAACCTTGCAAACCGAAATACTGAGCATGAGAAGCTAGAAGAATTTCGAGACAATCTCCAAAAAACATTCGAAGACCTTTCTAAGAAAAAAGAAGAAATCGTTTATTACGATTTTACCCATTCCTTACTTAGGGATGATGGTGTAAAAACGAAGATAATCAAGAAGTATCTTCCGTTCATAAATCAGCAGGTGAATCGTTATCTTCAGATGATGGATTTTTATATTAACTTCCATCTTGATGAAGAATTCAACGAAACGGTAAAGTCACCCATTCACGAAGACTTTTCTTAT